GCGTTAGACTCTGCAACTCTTAACTTAGCATCGAGGGTTGCTACTTCATCCTTATACGCCTTGTTAGCAGAGCTGTCATACTGAAGTCTGCCGGTGCTTATATACGCTTTCCTAGCTCTATTAGCAAGGGACTTCATCTTGTTAGCATAGTCTGCATAGGCGTTCTCTTGAGGAGTGCCAGACGAAAGGGCACGAGCATCGTCAAGTGTGCTCATTAAGCTGACAGTTGTAGTGGCTGGGGTAAGCTTTCCGTTCTTATCTATATAGGTTCTACCGGACTCCTTATACGTTACCTTTCCTGTATCTGGATCAATAGTACCGCTTCCTTGTCTCTCTGGAACCCTAACTGTTTGTTTCTTTTTAGAGATCAAAGTATGGGCTCCTCCACTACCTATGACATTACCGTTATCGTCATACTTGGGCTGGTACTTTTCTTTAAGCTCTGCTATACCGTTGTCCTTTTCACTTTGCTTATAGTCTAGGTTATGCTTTGTTGCATCTATGACTACCATGCTGTGCTTAACGGCTCTTACAAGCTCTTGATTGGGAGCTCCTTGCAAAGTCATGTCCGTAATTAGGTTTGATACTATACCCATCTCTTTCTGCTTTTGCTTTTCAGAAAGAACTTTGACATGATCAGGATTTCCTTCAGGTATTTTGTATTGAGTTTTAGGATCGAAACCATCAAGTCCCTTTAAAGCAGGTGTTGATTTAACTCTAACCTTATCGTTAACAGGTATTACAACAACGGTGTCTCCGTCGAAGTCTGCTCCAGAAAGTCTTTCTGCAACCTTTGCATTTATTCCTATGGCGTCTACCGCATTGCCAAGTATGTTCTTGGCAGATTTGTTTCGGTTGTTAACTGTTAGCTCAGGTATTTCAAACGTTCCGCCATGAGGGTAACGAATTAGAACAACACGCTCTCCATCATTCAGATAAGGAGCATACACTTCTGTCTCTTTAAGTTGAGTAATAGGAAGGATTACTCTTGTTTGCTGTCTAGGTAGAGCGGCCGCTTTAAGATGTACTGTTGCAGAATCACATTCATCTGCAAAGTCTAGTAACATCTTCTTCTTTATTGTTGGGTTGGTATAAGATAAGATCTCATCTAACTCAGCTTCCTTGTCCGCATAAGTAAGAGTCAACTGTTGTTTTATCAAACGCATTGGTTGTTTAGAAAGAAACTGAGACGATAAGTTCTTACTCATCGTATCCCAATCTCCCTCTTCCTTAAGCTTATTGATAGCCGAAAGCTTCTTTGCTCCGGTTGAGTCAGTATAGTAGCTCTGTCCTTCTGCTTTAATATAAGCACCAAACGGATTGTCGGGATCGTCGTTTATCTTCTT